CACCACAAATGTTGTGTCCAAAGAGGGTTGTGATTATCAACGTAAGGACAAGAAGGTTGATTTCACCCTCAACATTACTCTCAACAGCACTCTTGCAGATCCAGCTTTTGGAGCCACTCATGAACTCAGGATCAAGCCATATATCAGGACTTCCGTGGAACCCGCCGTATATAGAAAAGGTCTTCCCCTTCCCCAACGTGATCAACCCCTCCCGTTGTTTGCCAAGACGGAGATTACAGACAAAAGCGGTGTCCCCGTTCTTCCCAATTCTGGAACTGGTGTGAAGCTTTACACAAGAATGTTGCAAAGTGGAGATCTTGCTCTCATTTCCAGGAATCTTCTAACCTATACAGACTCTGCTCTTACAAACGACCAAATACAGACTAGATTTGGCCTAACAAACCAGGTTACTTTCATCAACATTTCTGGTGAGTATCTTTGTAAGAATTTTTAAGTTATATTTTATCTCCAATTTGGAGATAAAATATATTTGACCTTGATTAAAATGGATGTGAAGCTGGCCAAAAACTTTTTTATCAAAGTTGTTGAAAACAGGGAAAGAAGTGAAAAAACCTGGTTGGCAGCTTTAGATACCATTAAATTTTTTAAAAATCATGATATTTGGAATCTTGTTAGTTTAATAGATATCTCTTATTTTGGAGGAGAACTTTCAATTCTAGAAAAAAATGTACCTCACAAGAGGATAAAAAAGTTGGTAGAAGGTATCACTCCAAAGATTTATACTTCAAGTATTTCTCAACCTCAATATCTTATGGATGCAGAGGTAAGATTTAGTTTATATGCAGCTGCTCTTTATCTCAGAAAGGAGGGGATGTTGGTTTCTCCCCAGACTGTAGAGGATTTGGCAGATTGTATGATACAGAGTCTATTTTACCTGAAACCGTTCGATTATTATTATTTTGGTGTTGATGTTTTGAAAGAGATAGGGAGGAGATTACCATCATCTCGAAGAATGGTTGGGAAACTTTGGCATACATCTGTGAGGCGTATACCAACCAGATTGATCTCAAGAAGAACCTTGAGGGAATATTCAGAGATAAAATTTCTTGATCTAACAGGATTTACAACTATACACAACAGGGACCTGGCAGCTCTCTCAAATCTTACAGATTTAAATCTGACTGCAAATGAAAAGATAACGTGTTCAGGATTGACCCATCTAACCAACCTTCAAGTCTTGAATTTGAGAGAGAATGACAAGGTGGACAATACCTGTGTATCGTCAATGATAAATCTATTGGGATTGAATCTGAGAGAAAACCACATCATAACAGATGACTGTCTGGTGAATCTCACGAACCTCAAAAGTTTAAATCTAAATAGTAATAGAAACATTACCGACGAGGTGCTGATTCACCTCACAAATCTTACATCCCTTGATTTAACTATGAATAACACAATTACAAACAGAGGTCTACTACAACTTGTAAATCTTGAATCTCTCTATCTATCATTTAACCGTATCATTACGAATGAAGCATTGATTCCACTTGTAAATCTTACATTTTTGGACATAACCTTCAACAATATTATCACAAACGAAGCTTTGTTACAGATGTCCAAACTCAAGATTTTGTGCGTGTTTAATTCAAATTCGAATATTTTGAGGGGCATTTCAGATAAGATTGTTATTAAATCAATTAGATCCAATTGGGAGTAATTTTTTCATTCTGTTGGAATGAAAAAAAGCAGGTGGTTTACAAATACTGAAATATCCACACAGCCCCCAAAATTGCAATTACTGTTAATGTAAAACCATCACATACTTTTAGAGGATTTATTTTTTTTACCCTGTAATTCTCATCTGCCATGTCGAAATCTTCCAGATATGGCCAGTGTTTTTTCAAAACATCTCGACTGGAAACCAGAAATTCTTTGATAGAATATTTCAGGAAGATTATTCCTTTATTTTTAGTCCCTCTTCCTCCAAATATTTCTGCAATGTCTCCCATATCCACCTTGGAAATCGATGAGAGATAAACCCTTATATAGTCTTCCTGGTGGTCATAATTCCAGACTACAGAAAAATCTACATCTGGTTTACAGGCCATTATTTTACCCAATAGTTTACAATGAAAGATGGAATTACAAACCATAATATCATAACCTAAAAACTTGGTCATAACTGAAGTATAAAGAGACTCCTCAATCTGGTTTCCCCTGTACGAGAGTAGAGATTTTCCAGTTTTTATAGTTTGTCTCACCAGGTTTTCGTCCTCCTCAAAACTGGCATATTTCTCAAACTCTAAATGAATATTTTCAATTGCCATCATGAAAGCTTCAGTCTCTTCCAAAGAGAATCTTTTCAAATACTTGTCTTCAAGAAACTTGAAAAATTGTGGAGGATCCCTTCCTGGAAAACAAAAATTCCAGGCTAACGTTGCTCCAGATTTGTTAGAGTCTGTAACAATACATGCTCTTACTTCTGGTGTGAATTCCATGTCTGAATACTTAGAGTTTAGAATCAGGAGACCATTAACGCTTTCATAGACCCTCATCATTAGCTCATCATCTTCACAAAATCCAATGTATACCACGAATTTACCCTTCAAATCAGCAATATACTCTTCTGAATGCAGCTTTTTAACAGGGGTGTAATCCACTTTTGCACCATCTCTATTTGTTGTTCCTAAAAACTGCCAAAAAGCGTAAGCTCCACCAAAACCATCTCTACAACTCGAACGATAGAGAATCTTGCTAATTTTTCCAATGTTAAAATCTTGGTTGATACACTTGGACATTTGTTAATAATTTCTTCCAACTCAAGATATCATTTTTAACAAAGATCTCACATTTCTAGAAAGGTCTATTCCCCCTCTCTTAGTAGCCTTTTCAATTCGACTATAGTTAATGTGGAATTAACCATAGCATTTTTGGTATTTCCAGTAACCAACGCCTTGGCCATGTTTCTCTTATCCTCACACAGCTTGTGAATAGGGACTTCTATACTATTGGTTGTCACGAACGAAAACACACGAACTCTATCAGTCTGTCCTAGCCTCCATGACCTTCCCACAGCCTGATCATGGACCACGTGGTTCCACCCCGGTTCAACGCAAAACACAACCTTTGCCTCTGTTATGTTCAAACCCACAGACCCGATTTGGTATGTCAATAAGAGTACCTTGACATCATCATTCCTAAATTCCCCCAGAATTTTATTTCTAGCAATAGATGTTTCAGTCCCTGTATACAACCTGGAAGATATCCCCTCTCTGTCCAATGCTATCTTGATTAACATCAGACACTTGGAGAAGGAGGAAAATATCAAAGATTTCTGCTTCACCCCTTTAAGAGTCTCCACAATAACTCTAATCTTGGGATATCTTATTCCACCTGTATCAAAAGGGTCTTCTGGCCAACTATTATTCTTGAAGGTTATTAGTGTCTCAGTGTTGTATGATTTGTGATTGGTTTCTCTAGAAATCTTGCTGTCAAGAAATGGAGCGTTGCAAAACAATCGAAGGCCCGAGATTTTTGATAGAGTGGAGATATAGCCGTCATGGTTCACCTTACTCTTTATGTCTAAGAGTTTGTGGCTGTACAATCTCTTTTCCTTCTTTTCCATAACAATGGGTATGATAGTTATTGACTTTGGGGATAGTTTCATCCCAACGTCATTGAAACCCAGAATCTTGATATTGTTGTAAAGCCTGTATATGTTCACATGCTTGGGGGAAAATCCAAGCTCCCCATTTGGAGAAGTGATAGCAGAGAAACCACAAAAAGAGAGTTGACACCACAGATCAACTGGCCTGTTCTTCACCGGAGTTCCTGTCAAACACCATACATATTTCCCATATAGAGCCTTACAATTCTTAAATCTCTTGCTTTTAAAATTGCAAATAGCCTGTGATTCATCACATATAACCCTATCCCACGGTGTACAATATAGAATGTGTAGTCCTGTTCTAGACGGCCTGTCAGCTTCTCTTTTCTCCACGTTTCTAACACCAAATACTCTTCTCCCGGTCATAACTAGACATCTTTTGTAATAAGCAATTTGTTTGTTGGCAGACGCCAACACATCAAATGTAGTTATCACAAAATCATACTTCAAGACATCACTTCTAGTAACATTCTCCAGCGTAGCCATTTCGTTGTGAAAATACAAGACTCTCACCCTGTTATCAAAAAACTGAAAGAAACCGTCATCTCTCCACATTCTCAACAGGGATTTCTGAACAACAACAAGAGTCGGAAATCCACCCGAAGGGCTGATAAGAGAATGAGAGATAGCTATAAGAGTCTTCCCCAGACCCATTTCTAGCTGCAGGATACCTCCTCTCAAACCGTACGAATTTCTTTCATTCTCTATGCGTCTCATATACTTGATTATGCCAATCTGGTGTGGCATTAGATTATATTTTTTAGATATTGGTAATGGTCTATAACCCAATTTCTCCACGCGTTTCTTGACCTCATCGTTGTAGTAAGCGTATCTCAACACACCAGTTGGTGATTCCTTCAAGGTTCTCTCCAGGTTCAGAATATCAGCTTGGGGTGGAGGTTGAACACGTTCCAGGGTTGGAACAACGTCACTTACCAAAGATAGAGCATCATTTCTCGATATTATTTCTCCATCTCTGAAGTATGTAATCTCCATTACAGAGGTTAATAATGATCCAACTTCCTATTTAAAATCTCATTTTTCCAGGTATTCTTCACATTTCCACTCCCATTTGGAAGTGGAAATTATACCTGATGCCTCTTACCTGACAAACCTCGGACGCCTCCCACCCCGTCGTCCTGTTTCAGGCAATTTCCTCCTCTCCAAAATAACACTAGAGACAACATCTACATATTGCTCTGTTAGCCTTTTGAAACGCATCTTGATCTCCTCCACAACCTCCTTGCTAAGACCTGTATTTCTCACCAAGGCATTCACATCATCTTGGTTAATCTTAAATACCTTAATAGCCTTGTAAAACTTCTCAAAGTCATCTTTTGAAACCTCTATTTTCTTCTTCAACTCAGAATCAATAATCTGCCCCTCCTCCACAGAGCTTTCATCCTCATCCACATTGGATAGAGGTTCTGATGAACTAGAACTACTTACAGAGCTTTCTTGTTTTGGTTCAGACTCACTTGAGCTGGAACTGGAACTGTCTCCAGAATTGGAATGAGCATTATCGGCACCACCAGATTCACTGGATTCACTGGATTCTGGCATGCTGGCTCTCATCTTCTCAATAATCTCCTTCCATTCTTTGGCGGTGGCAGTCTTGTTCACTTCCCTGTTCTTAACCACAACATTCCAGAGTTTGTAACCCCCACCAGCCAATTCTTTGGCCATCTTTACCTTCAATTTGGAGATTTTTGGGGAACCATCCTCGGCCGTATCTATACCAGTCACAATAGTATTGGTCTTGGTGTCAATGAGGTATTCGTTTCCACCAATGTCAGCAGAAAATATTCTAAGCTCCTTGTTCCACTCTGCTTTAACCTGAGGACTTTCAATTTTCTCAGAGCTGGACGAGGATGGTGAAGAAAGATCCAAATCTCTAATCAGGGTTTCTCTAATATCATTTTTCTTAGCCCCTTTTGGAAGGTCAATCTTATTCTTCTTTGCGAGCTTTCTAAGTTCTTCAACAACCATTTTTTGGACGGATGATTTGGTTACATGTCCAGAAGATTCAGAACTCTCACTTTGAGGAGGAGACTTCTCCTCCTCAGTTTTCTTTTCCTTCTTCTCCTTCCCAGAATGATGAGATTCCCAAAACTCTTTAGCAGCCTTCTTATAATCTGGGAGGAGTGGATTTTTTCCCTTATTGCTTGATTTCACCTTAATCTTGTGATAATCACAATACGCCATGACGGAGGTCTTGTTTAGCTTGTTAATATCAGAGAGACTTTGGGGATTAGGAACAAGACTAGTCTCAGATGAAGACTCCGATTCCTTGGAGGTCTTAGTCTTCTTGGAGGAGTTAGTCTGCATAACTTGCTTCTTAATCTCCTCTTCAGCCTTCTTAAGGGCTTTTTGGATAATAGCATTCAGATCAGTAACTGAAATGGTAATGGTAGACATTTATTTTACTTCTTTGTCAAAGAGGGTATATTAACCTGTATTGTAAAATCAAATCTCATTTTTTCAAATCGTGATAATATCATTTTCCTTATAGAGTTCCCAGTGTAACAATTTTTCCAAATGTGGGTCTTTCTAAAAATTCACCAACAATCTCTTGGTTTTTAAGAATCTCTATGGCTGAAGTATGGAGGTAATTTTGTATTCTTACCTGTGGATCAGCGATATTATAATATTGATAATATTGGGGCATAGTTGAAAAAATAGGCCTCATTGACTCCTTTCTAAATGCACTATCAGGAACTCCGAGAATATTCAAAATATCTTGGGCGACCCTGGAACTCCCCATACAGACACACCCCTTCAAGAAATAAAGAGAATCATATTGAGCTAGATACCAGTTTGGAATCCAGGGCTCTTTGGGATTATCATATAAAATAGATCGATCTCCTACAATTGGTTCTGACCATTTGAAAGATCTTCCAAAGTCTGCTATTTTGACTATATATGGAAGAGCTGGAAGGTATAAATCAACCTCCCCAATTGAGTAATGAAACCATTCGGCATCATACAGAGATTGACCATTAAATCTACTATCTTTACAAACCTTGACATAAAAGATATTTTCAAGGTGCAGGTCGTTATGAGATATTTTATACATGCTTTGGTAAACAGCAATCGTGTGGAGTATTTGTACAATAAATGATTTTTCATAGACTTCCAGCTTAACTGGTAGATTTAGCATACAAGTTTTAGAGTTTCCACCTGCTATCTCCATGAACGTATAAGAATTGAAAAAAAACATATCCTTACACAGGGCGAAGTTATACATTTCCAAAAAATGGGCTGAAACACCGGTTGAATAAAGTTTACTACATATAGATGATATAGCAAATTCTGAAAAGACAGACGTGCCACAAATATAGCTTCCAATTGGAATTTTAACAGTTCTACCTCTATCATACCTAGTAATTATCTTGACATTCTTGGTTCTGCATTCTTCTGCAAATGTGGGATAAACAATCTTATCACCAGGTTCAAAATATTCTTTATAGTTATTGGCCCATTTTGTTATTTCTGAGGGTATGTTGTTCCTTTCTGATAATTGATTGGAAACAGAGTCTAGTGAAATTCTAGATCTAGCTGATATAAGCATTTTATTCAAAGTCTGCTCCTTCATGGCAAAGATTTTCTTTCCGTTAACCGTGGTTTCAACTTCATATACAAACCCATACCCACCCTCTCCCAAAGTCTTTATGATCTTGATCTCTGCATTCATCAAAGGACAGATTGTGTTATCTGGTATTCCAAGGATTTTCACCAAGGATCCTCCATTTTCCAAGACGTGAATAACCCGTTCCTGGCCCTCAAAAAAATATTTTAACTCGGTCTCCATTTAATAATCACAAAGAGAAATATTTACAATTTATGTTAATTTCAGATTGCTAGCAATCTGAAATTATGATGAAAAGGAGACGTTAGTCTCTCTACCTGAAAAACATGTTACTATATCTCCGTCATAATAATTACCTTCTACGCTATGCCATATAGAAAAACACCTTTTACAATACCATTGTTTCTCTTCATCACAAAATTCAAACAACACGTCGTAGTAATCACAGTATTTATGAAAACCTTTTCTATAGAAATCAATTTCTGTCAGTTGAATGTCAGCGCATATATAACAAGTGGTCATCTTGAAATAAAAATATGAATGATTTGAAATATCATTTTATATTTTAATCTCAGTTTTTTCTCATTCCTAGGAATGAGAAAAGATTTAGTTAAACCCCCACTACCGCACAGCCACACCTGAAATTAACCAATATTACTGCAAATAAATCACCATTTTCACTATTCTAAAGTGAATAGGTTTATCTCATTTTTTAGAATAATCAATTTCTTCACCTTCGTACAGATGCCCTTTAGGGTAGTGTGTTAGTAATTCTGTCAATCTCTTCCTAGAGACATCTAATTTCCTCTCTCAATCTTGGAGAAGAGGGTTTGTACAACCTGCTCCTCAACATAAGCCTTCCTGAGAGTTTCTTGGATAATAATATTTAGGTTGGTAGTTGAAATCATGGTTTATCAAAGAGGGTGAATAAACCTGGGTTATCATTTTTTCAAAAATTGCTTTGATGACGTCTGTCTGGTAATATGGGTTTGACTAAACTTTTTTTTTCACTTTCAGAAAGTGAAAAAAAAAGGAATAACCAGGATAACCTTGTATAAAAGTGGGGTTTATTGGAGAATTCAGTATTTGAAATAGAATTGTGGTTATATTAATGGTTTATTCTAAGATATTTCAAAATTTCTTGAAGCACCTTGACATCCATCTCATTGTATTTCTTGACCTCCTGAATAACTGGAGCTGTTCTTAAATCTGAAGTTTCCTTTGATGCTTTCCAGGCACACAACATGGCAGATGGTCCATCAATACATTGGGTGTCTTCTTCCCAAATACTTTCTATAAAGCCATGTGACTTCATGGCTTTTGAGACTTCTTTCAAACCAAAGCCCAAACATCCCTTGACTGTTATTGGTTCATCTTTGAAAAGTTTCATCAGATCTAACCATTGGAAATTGGGGAGTTTACCGCGATTTATGTTTCTAATTTTATTCCAGTTGGTGACCTCCGCTGAAGCCCAATGAACAAATGTTGGAGATCTATTATTGATAGAGGGGTATAACCCCCTCCATTCATCCCACTTTGACTCTATAAAATCCACAAATTCCAGACTCATTGTAAGCTCACTCTTGGAGTTTAGTTTATCACATGTAAAATCTTTATACACCCAATCTGTTGTTTGGGGATCTATATACCCCACTCCAATCATGAAGACCATTTCATTGGACTTTCCAAAAGACCTGGTTACAGGCAATGTGATAAAATCTGTCATGACATTATTTATAGTCTCAAAATCTACATAAAATTCAAGAGGTGTATTTTTATCTGAAAAGGGGATATCCCTCCACCAAAAAATATTTGACTTTATATGGGCTGGTCTAACCATTTGAATTTTATTTTTCTTTGTTATACATCTAACTACATTTTTCAAAATTCCCCTCTTTTTTGGGTGATGTTTCTGTTTTCTCTTTTTCACCCCCCTGTTAGTCTTTATTATTTTGTTTAAAATTCTTTGGGTGTATTTACCCCTGATTCCAATTTTAGAAGCCTCGCATTCTTTTGAATTCCATCTGTATATATCATGAGAATGGGCTATTTCTCTTTCCCTAACCCCAACATTCCACAGGGATGTCAACTCCTTGTTTTGTTTGGCTATATCTTCTTTCACAACCCTCCACGGGCTATCATACGTGTTTGACATGTTGGGGTAAAGTTCAGGTCTGGTTAGGGGATATTCAAATACATTCCATTTTTTAGCTTCTGTAGATCTACATTCTCTTACCCACTGAATGGCACTTTTTGTTTTGGAGATATATTGTTGGTCAAAATTTTGATAATCTATCACACCGAGCCTATCAAAACACGAGTTTAAACACGATTCGAAAGATACTCCTCGTTGGGTGTATTTCCATCTTCTACCAAGAATATAGGCTTTAGACGGAACATATCCTTGCAAAATTCCAAGGGCGTTAGTATAAATATAAAGTTGGGACTTATAGGATGGAAACGAGTTGCAGTTAAGAATGGTCTTGCCATTGCTACAAAGAGTCAAGGTGGAAAATTTTATGTCTACGATGACATAATGCCAAGAATTGTCCCCCAAAAGAGGAGCTTTTGTTTTCACCTCCTCCTCTTCTTCATAGGATGGGACCCCCTCGTTTCCCCATGGAGATGCTATACTACTCAACCAATCACTTCTTACAATCAGGTCTGGAACACCATAAGTTTTATCAGTTTCGTTGTGTAAAATTCCACCATAAATAATAGGGTCCCCACGCTTCATAGAATTGAATGTTTCTATAGCCTTTTGTGTAGATCTAGAAGAAATAAACGCGTTTTCAGGCGTGGTTATGGTTTGAATGTTGTCTCCAAATTTTTCTTTCATCAATTCCATGATCTTCTCCTCAAATCTTACTCCCTGATTCATAATGAATGACGTGAAATTATTTTCATCCGATTTAGAAGATATATTGAGGTTATTTCTTCCCATTGTAGTAGAACCCCCATTTCTCAGGTGATATTTATACCAATCCAATACAGGATCTTTCATCATGTAGTTTCTAGTGGATGATGCGCTCACCCAATCGTACCAATTTCTGCGAGATACAGATGGTTTAACACCTGCATTGGATCTTCTACCACGGGACAAACTTCTCATTTAATACTACTAGATAAAGTTTGAGGATATAAAATAATTTGGAATTAAATCAGGTCAGGTTAACCTGACCTGATTTAAAATAGAGATCCTTACAGATTTATTTAAGGTTGGTTTAAAAAATGATTATTTATTTTATTTTCACCTTTTAATAATCTGAAATCAACACTTATCAGAAGTGTAAATATTTAAAAATTGAGATTATTACTCTCATTTCCAAGTACTGTGATTTCAGTTTAACTATCATTTTAGATTTTAGGTTAACATTAACCTAAAATGATAAGATTCAGTCTTTTTCAGGCCTGAATTTTAGACTTACCACATTTCACAATTTGTAACTAAATTGTGGGAACGAGGATTTTTTTTGGGAAAAAAGACTACATAACTTCCTCCACATAGTTTTTGTCATACCTTTCTTTCCCCCATTTCCTATATTCTTTGGATCCAAACTTCCAAGGCGGAAGAACCTCAGTCTTGTACCAAAAGATGCAGTCTTCCATATTGTTTGATTGAGACCGTTTCTTGAAAATCATACAGGTATAATCACCCGTGAGATCATCCATTAACTTGCAAAAGTTTTCATAGGAACCGGCCAAACCTCCAAAATTTTTGTAGAGTTTCTCTCTTTCTAGGGGTTCTGGTTCTCTGAATAACGCGATGTAGGATACAGATTTCCTGATATCTGGGGGCATGTCAATAGCATATTGGGAACCAATCATTAACAATTGAGCCCAATG